CTAATTCACTAATACAATTATCCAAGATTATAACATTACTCATTTAGTCACTTTATCGTAGAGTTCTACGAACTCATCATGTTCTTGCTCAACTTGAGTTAAGTTTTGTTTGTGATATGTTACTGCAATTTTCTTAACTGTTTTTCTCGGGATTTGAAAAGTATCAGAAATTTCTTTCACAATTTCTTTAACTAAGTCACGTTCAGCTTCAGCACGCAACATTGAATTGCTGATCTCACGAACAGCATCAAAAATCTTTTTCTTATCTTCAGGGGATTGAATACTCATATTATTTCTTAAAAGTTACAAAGTGATTGCCACTAACAATACCGCTCAATACCACTGCGGCACACCATGTGTCGAATGTAAATGGAATAGTGAGAGCGAATAATGTATTCAAAGACCAGATTGCTGCATATGGCATTAATACAATTAGTACCAAAAACAAACCAACAACCATCAAAATTTTCGTGCCAGTCATAGTGTCACCTCCACTTTAATTACTGAGTCCCAGCGGAAAGATCTCCAAGCACCAATATCGGTGTCAAAAACTCGGCATGCGCTGTCAGTAAACGTGCTCGCTGTTCCTTCTGTTTTCGGTTGAAATTCTTTCGGGATATTACTTTCTGCGAGGGTACAACGCATTGCACGTTCTGCTCCGTCTTTTTTGGTAAAAGTAATGCACAGATCTTTTGCTGATTCATCTCGTAGTAGTCCTAAAGTCCAGGTTTTAAAATCTTCGAATTCTTTATCTGTTTTAAATACTGTCTGCATCATCAAATCTCACTTTCAAATCATTAATAATCGGTTCAAAAAAATCTTTAAATTCTCTATTCGAGAAAAACATCTGATTAGTACTGTCAACTATAACCTTACCATCTGCATTGACTAACTTCTTTGTTATAGTATACTCAACTACGTCGTAGTCGTGGTCTTTAATAACAAGCGTAGTCAATAGCCCATTTCTACTCAATTCGTAAGTATTGTCCATCGTGCGTTCCTTTGTGTTTAACTTTGCGAGTGTACTGAACCTTGCTCTCAACTACACGCATTCGGTACTTGGGAGTTCGCAGATCTTTAGCAACAAGATCTCTAGGTTTCAGTTTTATATTATACACGATCTTTCCTTACAGGACAATTATTTATTCAGAGCATATTTTTGCAGGTATCCTTTTGCAATTGTATAGTCTCCTTGACTATTTTCTTCAATTGCTTCGTCAATTATTTCCATGGCTTTTACACTCAATTCTGAGCGAGCACGTTTAACCAACTCCAACGCATAGTCAATGTCATCATCATCGGCTTGGTTCAACCATTGTTCAAATGCTTCACCAGTAATTCCCATAATGAATTTTAGGTTATCTTTATCCCAGCTGTTCATCAGTATCTCCAATGTTAGCCCATTGACGTAATTTCCTAAGTTTTGCAATTGCAGCGTCATCTACATTATCAACACAGACAATGCCACGCTGCATCAAGAGATCAATCATACAAACTAGATCTCCAATTTCTTCTTCCAAATGGGCTTGATTGGTAACACCATTATGCATACCATCAATACCGAATCGGAAAACTTTACTGATGGCTTGAATCACCTCAGCGCATTCTTCTTGCGTGATTCGCAAGATCTCATCGTTTTGTTCTTTAATCATAACTTTTCCTATCACCAAATTCTTCATTGTAATCGTAACCAGCATTGTAAGCATGAAACTCGGATTCGGTCATGGCTTCAATGCGTAGACCAGATCCACCACCAACGCCACCACGATGTGGGTTACGATCACGACCATAATAAGAGTCAGCTGAACCCCGATCAAAAAACGATCCATGACTCTTATCAAAATGGTCAGTGGCTAATTGTGCTTCTTTGTAATTCATAATCATGCTTCGATCCTTTCATTCCAACGCTCTTCAACAATATCTTCCACCAAGTAAACTGGACACTTAAGATAATTTGATATTTCTTCGCAAGACCATTTAGTGGTATCAAGCAAGTAGTTCACATCTTCCCAAAGATTTTTCATCATACTCATAATCTAGAACCTTTCATAATCAACCCTAACACAGTTATTATACATCAGAGTCAAATAAAAATCAACACTTATTTCACGTGCAAAAAACCCCTGTAAAAACAACAACTTACAGGGGTCTAAAACCTTACTTACAGTAGGGGATTAGTAGTCGTTTCGCATATTTCGGTGTGTTGGATCACCTGCTTCAAAGACTGGAAGGCTTGTAGCATCTGCAAGAGGATTATGCATCGGCATACCCATAGATGAACTCATGCTTCTCTGCATTCCTCCAGGACCCATGGTCGTTGTAGTCGTTTGACTAAATGTTTGCGGTGGAGCAGGTGGCTTATCCCAACCTTTATTCGCAGCTTCCAATGCTTTCATTTGTGCATCTGGATTTTTACCTGCAAGCATAATGCCCGATAGAGTACCAGTCAAGAAAGTTGCAATTGGAATAATCAATTCAAAGAATTTTTGGTCGATTGGAGAAATTGCATTTAATGGCTGTGTTACGAAGATGATAGAGTATAGAACAACAAATACAATTCCAAATAACGTAAGTGTTAAGCAAACACCAATAAAAAATTTCAAGCGAGCCATTAGCTCATCTTCAGTATACATAAGTCCTCTATCTTCTTTAGTTTGTTCAATCATTTACATACTCCTGTAGTTTGCGCTGGCATTGGTGATTGTTCAGTTGGCATTCCAAGTCTTGGATCACGTCCACCTTTAAATACGTGCTCTGGGCAAGTACGTGTCACATCACACATTGGTTTCTGACACTGTTTACTATCCCAGTTTGCTGGATCTTGGCATGGATAGCGAAAACTTTCTTTACTGAATATAGCCAAACTAAGTGGAAATACCAATAAAAGTGCTAACCATTTTATTAAATGCATGTCATTCATATCATCTTCCTTATTATAATTATTATGAGAGATATCGACTTATTTATAGTTTTTCATCTCACAAAAATCTACCCAATAATCCGTTTACTATTTTGTCTGATATATCATCTGGCAGAAATTTAAGGAATCCTAAAAAATACAGTGCAACACACCCATACACAAATATCTTTAAGCACATGTCAAATGTCTTTTGGTATTCATTCATCTTCCACACCTAGCACTTGTTTGGCACCATTGTATAAGTTCATAACTGCCAATTGCAAATATAAACACGATAAATGCAACTGCACCTATAATCATTGCCCACTCATTTAACTCTTGTTCTTTTTGTTTACGCTTACGTTCTTTGGCATTCTGGAGTCTTAAATCATTAATATCATCGGCATCCATTTCTGCTTGGCGTGCCTTGATTTTATTCCACACGTCAATCTTGCCTGTTTGCATAAACAGCAATTTTAATTCTTCTTCGAATGCTCTAGCCTGTTCTAATGCCATCTCAATCTGAAGTGCGGTTCCCATGTTGGAACCTTTCTTAGATTTTTTAGTTTCAATCAATGCCTTCGTTGCAGTGCTTTTAGCATCGAACATCTTGCCAATCATGGGAGCAAGAGAGCCTAAGTCATTGGCAACCTTAGCTGCCTTTTTGACCATGCTAATAGCAGATTGAATACCCGCAAGAGCCGTAATTGGGTCAATCATTTTTTCTTCTCCTGTTTCTCTGGTTTACGCCATTCCAAACAAACTACTTTTCTATTATAAACGTCACCACTCCAAGTCCATCTAACACATTGAGGGACTTGTTGTGCGTACATGTAGATAGCAAGAGCAGTGCTGAACATTTTAGTTTGACAATGGATTATCCAATGCTTTTTTAATTTTAGAATCTACTTCAGTTCTTAAAGATCTTATTTCAGACTGAGTTTCTTTTTGGTTTTTAACCAGTTCACGATTGATGTCTTTCAAAGTTGAATCAACATCTCGCTTGATTTCCTTTACAGTTCCATCAACATCTCGTTTGATTTCTTTCATACCAGCATCTGTTAGTCGTTGATCAGTTTTGCTGGAACGCTCTACGTTCTCAACAACACTTTCTAGTCTACGAACATCACCCTTAAGATCTATCTTGATAGTGTCTGTGTACTCAACCATCTTGCTAGTATTAGCATCTAACACTTCCATCTTTTTATAGATTTCAGTTAAGTCTGGAGAAACATATTCAGCAATCTTTTTCTTCATGCCTTGATAGTCTTTGTATACTTCAAATGCGCCATAAAGACCACCCAGTGTTGATGAAACGATTGTGAACGCTACCATAAGTTTTGCTGGAGTGAACTCGTATCCACCAATACTAATTACAGTGTCTTTACTTGCATACTTCTTTGCTGCTGCTTCTAACTCGTCAACCTTTGCATTGACGTTTTTGATTTCCTCGCCCATTTTTATTTTCCTTTGTTGTATTGGCCATCAACCATTTGTTGGTGTACTGCATCACTTCGTGCATTCATAAATCTTTCCGCTCGTACATTATCCACGATACGCTGATTTCTATAAACTTCTTTTGGTGGATAAAACGCTGCGTCTTTTATTCCATAAGAGTACAGCTCATATCCTGGAGGCATTTTAGCAATCATGGCGATAGTCACACCACCAGCTGCGTCATTGTCTTGTGCCTTTTGGTTTACAACAGTACTACGTTGTGATACATTGTCTTGCATTAATACTAGAGTTCTGTTCTCGAGATAGTCATTTATCGCAGAACGAGATCCAGCTTGTATTGCGTCATTTCTTGGTAGTTCTACCTCAGGTTGTTTGTTATTGTTTGCACGTACTGGTTCAACACTTGGTGCAGCAAGAGATAAAGTATTGGCTGACTCAAATCTTACAATTGGTGCAGTATACGCTTGCTGAGGTTTTGCTTCAATTGTATATGATACTGCTGGAGGTGTATACACTTGAACTTGTGGTGGCTTGTTCATATCCAATGCAAACGACGCAGAAGAAGAACCAGCTTCTAATTGAGCTGGTCTAAAACTTTGAGATGTTGTTGTTGCAATAGCAGTTGAAGTACTAGAAGTTGATGCTTGATCGTTTTGTTGTAAACGAACAGCAGCTACGTTAACAACACTTGTAGAAGCTGGTTGTTGTGGCATAGAGCCACCTCTAGATTGTTGCGTTAGATTAATACCACCACCGCTAACAGATGAGGATGATAAACTACCAGCAATACTTTGAGAAGTTAGTGTACCAGCAACTGACTCTGCCTCTTGAACTGCTTTCTCACTGGCAGCTTTGGCTTCACTTGTAGCTTGTTGAACCACGTTCTTTTCTATATTACCAACTCTTGCTGATTCTGCACTTACCATATTCATAATTGAGGAAAGAGACATGCTAGATTTAGAAGATCCTGCAGTAGCAACCTCACCTACCTTTGGTTGTGGATTGTTTGCCGTAGGTGCAGCAGAAGAAACAGCTGCACTAGAAGAAACAGAGGCAGAAACTACTGGAGAAGAAACTGGTGCAGCTGGCAAGGATTCAACTACAGAGGTAGTAGTTGGTGCGGCTAGCGTTGTTGTTGGACTAACAGTTTGTATCGATGCGATAGGATCAGAGACTGCCGCAGTTGTAGTTGCTGTAGGTGTTATGAGTTTAGCCAGAGCATCCAAATATCCAGGACATGTTGGACTACTCAATATGTTAATTACACAAGGATCTACAGAATACTTTAGACTAAAGCTGACATTGATAACTTCTGGTCCATATGGTCCTGCCCAACCATTGTTGTCTCTACCGATAAAGCCATACTGAACTTGACCGATAGAAGGTACTGCAAGTGGCTTTGTAAATGTTTCACTATAGTTAAAGTCTGTCCAATTAAACTTATAATTCAAATCATATACGTTTCCATACAATAGATTATTTGCGCTTCTACCATTAGTGTTATCCCATAAACGAACCAATGCAATTAAACTATCTGTACGACCATCATCCCATCCATTGCCGTTTTTTGCTCTAAATGAAAAGTTATAACCATTGACTTGTAGACCTGTCTCTGAAGGTAGTAGAGTAGAGATGTGCTGTTGTTGATAGAGATATGTTGATCCGTATGAAAAGTTAATGACATTTCCTGGACGCACAATTGCATTTGGTCCACAGTATCCAGGATCACCTGCGCCCCAGCAAGTCAATGTGTCTTGATAAACACCACCAACCCAAGGCGTGGGTCCACCCTGAGGAGTATTTTGAACAATATTCCCCGTAGTGTAGACTTGCGTTGGGTCTAGTGTTTGTGAGTTAGATACCGAATAGCTTAAACACAGCAATGCCGAGCAAGCTACCGATGCCAACTTTCTTGTAAGTGTCATCATCTTTTGGAATGTCTAGTTTTGGTATTTTATCTGGATTAGCTTCCCAAGCTACCTTAGCTTGATTGCCGATTAATCCTTCATAAGGACATGGAGTTCCTGCTGCCAACATTGAATCAAATACACGACGATCTTGACACATGGTGGCAACTGCTGCCACTTTCATTCCCATATCAAACAATGTTTTTGATAGCTTCAATCTTTCGCAATTCATATCACGAACTGTTCCACCAGAAGATACGCCAAAGATTTGCGTTTGAACTGAACCAGATGTACCAGTTGTACACAGATCATTGTTACCACCTGACATCATTGCTGGAGCAATGGCAGTTGGTGGTGGTTGAATAACACGCTGTGTAATATTAGTATCATTAATATTACGATTCGTCATATCACCAGAGTTAATGTTCTGGTTTACGTTTGCGTTTTGGTTTAAATTCGTATTTGTACTAGTAGATGTAGACGCATTAACATTATTGTTGTTATTAGTCATAGTACCAGAGTTAATGTTCTGGTTTACGTTATTACTAGTTGTCGTGTTGACGTTTGTGTTTTTATTATCGCTGGTAGAAGTGCTTACGTTGTTATTATTGTAAGTCATGTTACCAGTATTCACATTGTTATTGGTGTTAACAGAAGTAGTGTTGTTATTGTTATTAAATGTCTGAGTGCCACTATTAATGTTATTATTCGTATTTACGTTGGTATTGGAACTGGTAGATGTATTGGCGTTGTTATTGTTATACGTCATTGTTCCGCTGTTAACATTGTTATTTGTATTAACATTGGTTGCAGTAGATACGTTGTTATTGTTGAATGTCTGCGTTCCAGAGTTAATATTGTTATTTGTATTAACATTGGTTGCAGTAGATGTAGATGCGTTTACGTTGTTATTATTGTAAGTCATCGTACCACTATTGACGTTATTGTTGTTATACGTCATTGTTCCAGAGTTCACGTTATTATTGTTAATAGTGCTCGTTCCGCTATTAATATTGTTGTTTGTGTTTACACTGGTGTTTACGTTGTTATTATTGTTTGTGGATGTACTATTTACCGTGCTGGCATTAGTACTAGTACTTGTAGAAGTACTGTTATTATTTGAATTTACTGTGCTTGTGCTGGTAGAATTGCTATTAGTATCTACCAGTGTTTTCGAGTCATAGGTCGTCTGTGCGACCGCTAATGAAGACATGACAAAAAGCACCGATATCGGCAACTTTTTGAACATTTTCGTGTTCCCTTTTAATTATTTTTAAACGAACACCCCAATATGAAGCAGGGGTTGTAAAATTATTTAGGGTTTTGGAGTCTTTCGACGTCAGTTTCTATTGTTTGCGCAGTTACTTCAGCCAAATATCTACCCATTTCCTTTTCAGGTTGGTTTCTACTTGGTGTAGCTTGTGAATGTGCTTTGTCAGCGGAGAATCGCTCTTCGATGCCTATTTCATCTTCGAGGTGTATATTGATGGGGGTTGTTTCTTGTTCTACTTGAACAATTTCTTCTGATGGTTTTACTTCATCAGCAACGTAAAGTGGGACAGTTGAATGGATCAACTCTCCCTTATCTTTACGCATCTGCCAGTTGGCAGCAATTAATAACAAAACTGCCAGTGGATCAAACACCAGCACGATCATCATGATTACAATTCTTACGGCTTTTTCGAGTATGTCTTCGCTGGCGGTTTCTTCGTAGATGAGGGCAGCGATATACTTGATTGGACCGACTTCGGCTTCGACTTTACGGACTTCGCTGGCGATTGGCGCACGCTCTTCGTTGAGTTTTGCGATTCTGGTTTGGATTGTTCCAATGTCGGTGAGGATTCTGGCTCTGTCTTTTTGCTGGGCTCTTCGGATGGCAATGGATCTTTCAATGCCACTGGTTCCGCTGTTGGCGCCATTGTTGGTGCTGTTTCCACTGCGGGAGATGGTTTCGTTGACTTGCGAATCCAGTTGATTAAGTTCTGCACGATTTGCATTTAAGTTTTCCTTTTCTGATTTAATTTTCTCGTCAATTAAGGCGAGTTTGGCGGAGACATCGCCAGTTGGAACTGCTTGATCTAAGTGTGCCTTTGATAAGAAACCAAAGATACCCATGGATGTCAACATCATCAAAACGACTAATGCAACTGTGAAATATGACTTCATCAGAAATGGAATTTCTCTCCATGAACGATAAAGCCATGATGCAACTACAAGTTTTGATACTTCTAATAACGAACCCATAATAAAAATGGGCAAAGCTGCTGCTGCGAAAATAGCAACCAAGCCCATAATCGAATAGTATGCAGCTACAGCTGACAATGCCAGTGCAGTTGCGAATAATAGATACGTCATACTTTCCCTCTGATATGAGAACCATGGACTCTTACGGAAATTTGTCCGTTGTAGTAATCGTCTGATTCTAATACCTTTCTCCCAAATTGTTCTCTTGCTTCGACGTAAGAGCACTCTGCCTTAGACTTACAAAAGAACAGTATTTCTCTCAGAAAGTTTTCTTTCCCAAGTGCCTCAACATCTTTATTTAATTCAATGCTAGAACCATAATACTCTAACCAGTCAGAATCTATCTTTGATCTGACTTTCTTTTTCTTCTTAGTTCCATTCTTTAAGACTACAGTTTTGGTTGTAGTCTTAGAGAACTTTGCTAATTTTTTACCAATATATTTTCTGCTAGTGGCAAGG